ACGCCTACCTGCAACAACTCGCGCAATTGCATGGCGTGAGCGACGTCACCACCAAGTTCACCGCCGCGCCAAGCGTCGCCCAGACCCTGGAAACCCGCATTCAGGAATCCAGTGCGTTCCTCACTTCCATCAACGTTTACGGCGTCGGTGAGCAGTCTGGCGAAAAAATCGGCATCGGTATCGACGGCACTATCGCCAGCACCACTGACACAACCGTCAAAGACCGTGAACCTCGCGACCCAAGTGGCCTGGATAACCGTGGGTACATCTGCACCCAAACCAACTTCGACACCGGCATCCGCTACCAGAAGTTGGATCAGTGGGCCAAGTTCAAAGACTTTCAAGCGCGTATTCGCGACGCCATCATCAAAGCTCAGGCGCTCAACCGCATCATGATCGGCTGGAACGGCAACAGCCGGGCCGCGACCTCCAACCCCACCACCAATCCGCTGTTGCAAGACGTGAACGTTGGCTGGTTGCAGAAAATGCGCCTGGAGAACGCCGCGCGCGTACTGAACGAAGTGGTCGACGGCAGCGGCAAGATCGAGATCGGCGCGGGCAAGGACTTCGAAAACATAGACGCTCTGGTCGTCAGCATGGTCAACGAGTTCATTGAGCCTTGGTATCAGGAAGACACTGACATGGTGGTGATCTGCGGCCGTCAGCTGCTGGCCGACAAGTACTTCCCGATCATCAACAAAACGCAGGCCCCGACCGAAATGCTCGCGGCTGATATCGTCACCAGCCAGAAGCGCATCGGCAACCTGCCTGCCGTGCGCGTGCCGCACTTCCCGCCGAACGGCCTGCTGGTAACCCGCCTCGACAACCTGTCGCTGTACTGGCAGGAAGGCACCCGCCGCCGGACTGTTGTCGACAACGCCAAACGCGACCGCATCGAGAACTTCGAATCGGTCAATGAGAGCTACGTGATCGAAGACCTGGGCTGCGCTGCCATGGCCGAAAACATCACCCTGACCTGAGGCCGGCAATCATGACCAACCCTTGCCGTCGTCACTTTCAGCGTGTCACGGCAGCCGTCGCAGCGGCTGCTGTGGAAGGCCCTGCCATGACCATGGAAGGCGCATCTGTTTACGAGCTGCACCTCGCGAAGCTTCAGCAGGACTATCTGCGGCTGAAACAGGTGCAATCAACTGAAGGAAAGGCTGAGCTGAAACGGCAGTTGCTGCCGGAGTACGTTCCCTATGTCGAAGGGGCTCTCGCCGAGGGCAAAGGCGCACAAGACCAGGTACTCACCACACTGATGGTCTGGCGGATGGATGCCACGGACTTTGCCGGCGCCCTGGATATCGCCGACTACGTGATTAGCCATTCGCTGCTGATGCCGGACCGCTTTGAGCGCACCACCGGCACCATCGTGGCGGAAGAGATCGCCGAAGCAGCACTGAAGACCCAGAAAGCCGGCGGGACCTTCAACCTGGGCTTGTTGCTGCGTACCGCGCAGATCACCGCCAAGGAAGATATGCCCGACCAGGCCCGCGCCAAGCTGCACCTGGCGATTGGCAAGGCACTGTCGGCTGAGGTCGCCGACGATGCCCCGGCAAGCAGCGCGCTGGAGCCGCTGGAGCTGGCCAAGACACACCTGGCCCGTGCCATTGAGCTGCATACCAATTGCGGCGGCAAAAAGGATTTGGAGCGCGTCGAACGCCTACTGAAAAAACACGCTGCCACTGGCAGCTAACCGAGCGTCCCCACGCACCCCGCCGGCTCGGGGCGGATCGGCCAGGCCCCTCCTCCTGAACGTGAAGCCCCGACCACCGGCGATCTATTTGAGTGCCGTTCCATGAGCGCATTTGTAGCCAGCGGCCCTGTCACTGGCGGCCATATCAACACCGACCCGTTCTGGCCCTCAATCGATCTTGAGCGGCTACGGGTCACCCTGCGCATCGACAACAGCGTCACCCCGGCTCGCCTGGAAACTGCCGTAATCGCCGCCGCCATCACCCTCAACCGTGAGTTGAAGTCGTGGAAGGCCACGAAGCTGGCCGCTGGTTATGCCACGTTGGCCGAAGTGCCCGACGACAAAGTGAACGACGTATCGGTCCAGGCCCACTTGTATCGCCGTGCGATCGAGGCCGGCACCGGTGCCGAAGTCTGCGAGCGGTACCGCGACTACAGCGCGACCAACACCGGCAGCGACAAAGCCGAAGAAACCACCCCGACCATCGACGACTACCGCCGCGATTTGCGCTGGGCCGTCCGTGACTTCCTCGGGATCAGCCGCACGACCGTGGAGCTGATCTGATGCCTGTCGCCGTTCGCACCAATCAGAACGACACCGTCGACGCACTCTGCTGGCGGTTCTATGGCCGAACTGCCGGCGTCACCGAGGCCGTGCTGGAAGCCAACCCCGGCCTGGCCGACCACGGCCCAATCCTGCCGCAAGGCCTTGTCGTCAATATGCCCGACGCCCAAACCATCGCGCCCCAGCGGCAGATGGTGCAGCTATGGAACTGATCCTGCGGCACTCAGCCCCCGAACCCACCTACCCTGGACAATGGAATGAAACACATGCCTGACCGTCCCGAAACCTGGGCCTGGCTCGCCGCCTGGCTGGAACAGAACTGGCCGACTCTATACGCCGGCGCCTTGGCCCTTATCATCGCCGGCCTGCGGATTATCTACGGCGGCGGCACTTTGCGCCGAGTGATCATCGAGGCTCCGCTGTGCGGCACTCTGGCCCTGGCCGCGAGCCACGGTCTTGCGCTGCTGGGCATCCCGACGTCCACCGCACCGTTCTTCGGCGGCGTTATCGGGCTGCTCGGCGTTGAAGGCACCCGTGCTGCGGCCAAGAAGTTTTTCAACCGAAAGGCAGAACAGCTATGACCACCCTCCGCCACGGCGACCGCTCGCAAGCAGTGCTGATGTTGCAAAAGAACCTCAACAAGAACGGCGCCAGACTGGTGCCGGATGGGCACTACGGCGACACCACTGAAGCTGCAGTCCGCACTTACCAGGTCAAAGTCGGCTTGGTCGCCGACGGTATCGCCGGCACCAAGACCCAAACCAGCCTGGCCGGTGGCGATTGTGCCCAGCTGCTGCGCAACAAAGACCTGGTGGCCGCAGCCGAACGTCTCGACGTGCCGCTGGCCAGCATCTACGCGGTCAATGAGGTGGAGTCCAAGAGCAAAGGATTCCTCGACAATGGCAAGCCGGTGATCCTGTTCGAACGTCACATCATGTACCGCCAGCTCGCCACGGCTCGCGATGCCGGCGATGACACAGCGGAACTCAAACGTCATGCCGATCAGCTCGCCGCCTCTACCCCTGCCCTGGTCAACCCGAAGCCCGGCGGCTACATCGGCGGCACGGCCGAACATCAGCGCCTGGCCATGGCCCGTCTGATCGACGACACCGCTGCCCTGGAGTCAACGTCCTGGGGAGCCTTCCAGGTCATGGGGTTGCACTGGAGGCGTCTCGGCTACGCCAGCGTGCAGTCATTCGTCGCGGCGATGGCTGCTGGCGAGTCGCAGCAGCTCGACGCGTTTACGCGTTTTATCGAAACCGACCCCGCGCTACACAAGGCGCTCAAGGCCCGCAAATGGGCTGAATTCGCCCGCCTCTACAACGGGGCGGATTATCTGCGGAATCTCTATGACACCAAGCTGCAGCGTGCCTATGAACGGCATGCCGGCTGCGAATGCGGGCAAGGGGTGGCAGCATGATCGATTTCGAAGCGCTGCAGACACTACAGGTGGAGGATGGTGACCTGCTGGTGGTGCCAGAGTCGACCGAACAGAGCGACATGGAGCTGTTGGCTGAAGCCATCCAGATCATGAGCGGTGCTCGAGCTGTGATCGTGCGCGGCCCGATTAAGCGGCTCGACATCGCCGCCATGAACAAACTCGGCTGGTACCGCGCATGAGCACCCTGCGCCAGGTTGGGTACGGCATTGCCTTGCTCGGCGTCCTGGTGTTGCTGATCTGGGGACAGGAAGCGCGCATCAATGTCGCTGAAGGTCAGGCCCAGTTGGCAAAACAAGCGGCCAAAACCGCCCGTGAGGAGGCTGACCAGAATCTTGTCACCGCCAACACCCTCACCACCATCCTAGAGCAGGAGCGCGATGTACAGCGCCTCCTGCGCAGCCAGCAGGGCCAACTGCGTCAGGGATTGGCGAAGCGCAGCCGAACCATTGAGGTACTGAAACGTGAAAACGACGAACTTCGCAACTGGGCTGACCAGCCTTTGCCTGACGTTGCTCGCCGGCTGCGCGAGCGCCCTACCCTCACCGGCGCCGCCGCTTATCGTGACTGGCTGTCCGGCCGTGGTGCCCTGCGTCCTACCGGCGACCAGCCCACGCAATAACGGTGACCAACTGACCGACCAGGACCGCGCCGAAGCCGCCTGGGCCGATTGTGCCAGCCAGGTCGACATGATTTACAAACACCAGCAGGCGAACCCATGAATAAGCCCGAAAGCCTACGCGCCCATCTCCTGGCCACTGTCGCCGACTTCAAGCACGACCCCGACCGCCTGTTGATCTTCATCGACAACGGCAAAGTCCGTTGCACCGCGGCGCACACGCTGTCGTTCGAATACAGCTTTGACCTGCAGATCATCCTGACAGAGTTCGCCGGGCACCCTGACAGCGTGATGCTGCCCATTCTGAGTTGGCTCAGCGTCAACCAGTCCGAGCTGCTGGAGAACCTGGACAAGGTCAAACACGGTATCCAGTTCGAAGCCGACATCCTCGACAAGGACAAAGTAGACCTAAGCATTACCCTGGCGCTGACAGAGAAAGTCATCGTGGGTGAGGACGACCAGGGCAACACCACCGTGAAGCACGCGAACGAACCGCAGTACGTAGTGGGCTATCTCGATCCGAACTGGGAGCCTGGTGCACAGGGCAACACCAGTGAGTGGCGGGTGCCGAATGGCGAATAACCTGGACGCGCTAGAGACCTGGGCGGCGGTGCTGCTGGCTCGACTGGAGCCAGGGGAGCGCAGCAAACTGGCCCGGAGCATTGGGCAGGATCTGAGCCGCAGCCAGCAAAAGAGAGTGATGGCGCAGGAGAACCCGGACGGGAGCAAGTTTGCGCCACGCAAACAGCGGAACCTGCGCGGGAAACAAGGCCGTATTCGGCGAAAACTGGCGATGTTCAAGAAGATACGAACCAACTCCTACCTGAAGGTTCGTGGTGACAGTAAGACTATCTCCGTGGGTTACACCGGGCGTATCGCTCGGATTGCTAGAGTTCACCAGTACGGGTTGAAGGATCGAGCTGAACGCGGCGCGCCCGACGTCAAATATGATCAGCGTGAGTTAGTAGGCTTCACACAAATGGATCTAGACCAGATCCGCGACAGCCTATTAAGCCATTTAGCCAGATGAGTAAAATATATTAAATGTCTCTAGCTGCAACGGAAATCAAAACCTTAAGATCGTCGCAAGCCTTTCCAAGCTTTAATTGGGCTTTGCCCGCCGGATCTAAATAGAGATTGCCCGGCCGACCTGACTTATAAGCTTTCTTATGCGAACGCTCAATATCATTTATTTCATCACGAATCTTAAGGATCGCTGCATACGCTTCTTGCAGATCGGCACCATAAATATCGATAATCATACTTATTCTATTATAATCAACTTGCTTAGCAGGCGACTCCCTTATGTCATCAAGATATGTATTGTAGTCAATCTGCCCTTTCATGACCAAAGACAAGCTCAGATAATTACTAAAAAATGCATTACTCCAATGACATATAAGAATATATAATTCCTCAAGACGCTCCTTCCTCTCCCTTCTACTAACAAGCCTTTCCTCATGTGCAAGCTGTTGCTCTAGCCGCTTCAAATTCGCCCTATTAGTTAATGACACTCCGAATGTTGTGAGTAGCGAACCAAAAACGACCCCCGCTAGGCCTATCCAGGCCGCAAACGGCACATCCTTAAGCATTTCTAGACCCATTTTTTTCCCACCTTGAACACTTAACGACAGAAACATGCTTCGTATTGGTGAAGTCTATCTCAGACTGTACAGGTCCGCGTTACAAGTCCAGAAGGCTGCGCTCTCGCGCACGCAACGCCACCATCAACGCCATGAACGACTTCGCCGCCCTCTCCCGCATGCTCGAAAACCTCATCCGCTTCGGTGTCATCGCCGCCGTGCAGATGGCCCCCCCGCGCGTGCAGGTAAAAACCGGCAAACTCACAACTGCCTGGCTGCCATGGCTCGCCCTCCGCGCGGGCTCTGACCGCGAGTGGGATCCGCCCACCGTCGATGAACAAGTGATCCTGTTCAGCCCATCCGGCCAGCTTGCCAATGGTGTTGTTCTGACCGGCCTGTTCAGCGACCACATCCCCGCCAACGGCAACCGCCCGGGCCTGCACCGTCGCACCTACGCCGACGGCGCGCTGATCGAATACGACAGCGTCGCCCATCACCTGAACGCCACCCTGCCCGACAACGGCACCACCAGCCTGGTGAGCAAGGGCGGGATCAACATCATCGGGCCGATCAATCACCAGGGCGACTACAACCAAACCGGCAACCAGAACGTGGTCGGTCTGGTGACCGTCTCCGAAGACGTGGTCGCGGCCACCATCAGCGTGGTCAAGCACCTGCACGGCGGTGTGCTGGTGGGCGGTGCGAAGACGGGTAAACCAGAATGAACCAAGAAACGGGCGGCGCCATTAGCGACCAGGACCACATTGGCCAGAGCATCACGGACATCCTCACCACACGTATCGGCACTCGCGTGATGCGCCGCGAATACGGCAGCCTGCTCCCCGAACTGGTGGACCACCCCTTCAACGACGTAACGCGTCTGCGGGTTTACGCGGCCGCTGTCATGGCACTGATGCGCTGGGAGCCTCGTATCAGCCTCAGCCGCGTTCAGTTCATCGGCGCAAACTTGCAGGGACAGTCGGTGCTGGAGCTGGAGGGTGCCGTAGTCGACAACAATGAGCCGTTGAGCCTGAGCGTGCCGTTGCAAATGGGTAGCAGTGTATGAATTCCTTTACCGCGATTGACCTCAGCCAACTACCCGCGCCGCAGATCGTCGAGCAGATCGACTTCGAATTGATCCTGGCCGAGCGCAAGGCGTACATGATCAGCTTATGGCCGATAGAGGAACAACCGCAGATTGCCGCCCGTCTTGATTTGGAATCGGAGCCCCTGACAAAGCTGCTGCAAGAGAACGCCTACCGCGAAACCCTCTGGCGTCAGCGGGTGAACGAGGCTTCCCTTGCCAACTTGTTGGCCCTGGCGAAAGGCGCCGATCTTGACCAGTTGGCCGGCAACTTCAACGTCCAACGCCTGGTTGTGCAGGAGGCCAAACCGATGGCAGTGCCACCTGCAGGGAGGCTGATGGAGAGCGACGACAGCTTGCGCGAACGCGCGCAGATGTCGTGGGAGGGGCTGAGCACCGCCGGCCCGCGTCAGAGCTACATATTCCACGCCCGTGGTGCTGATGGCCGCGTCGCCGACGCCACCGCCGAAAGTCCCTCTCCCGCCGTGGCAATGATCACCGTGCAGTCCTTGCTCGGTGACGGCACGGCATCGGCCGACCTGGTTGCCGCTGTTCAAAAACACTTGAGCGATGATGATCGCCGACCTGTGGCCGATCGTCTGACCACTCAAGGCGCAGAAATCATCCCCTATCAGGTCAAAGCCAAGCTCTACCTGCTGACCAGCGGCCCCGAGTCAGAGCCAATCCTTGCGGCAGCCGAACAGCGCCTGCTGGCCTACGTCCACCAACGTCGACGCCTCGCGATGGAGGTGTCAGAATCAGCGCTGCACGCCGCGTTGTTCGTCGAGGGGGTTCGCAAAGTTGAGCTGGAAGACTGGGTCGATATCGTCGCCACCAAAGCCCAGGCGCCCTACTGCACCGGCGTCACCCTTACGCGGGGTGCCGAATAATGGGCGCCCAACAGCTGCTGCCGAGTAACGCCACACTGCTTGAGCGCGAGGCCGCGCAGGCGCTCGCACACATTCAACGCGTTCCGATCCCGCTGAGGCAGCTGTGCAACCCGAACACCTGCCCGGTGGTGGCACTGCCCTACCTGGCTTGGGCCTTCTCCGTCGACCGCTGGGACAGCAACTGGACGGAAGCCACCAAGCGCGCCGCCATCCGCTCATCCCGATACATCCACGCACACAAAGGCACCATCGGCGCCCTGCGGCGCGTGGTCGAGCCGCTGGGCTACCTGATCGAGGTGGTGGAGTGGTGGCAGACCGTCCCGGAAGGCGTGCCCGGGACCTTTGCCTTGAAGGTCGGCGTGCTGGACACCGGCATCACCGAAGAAATGTACCAGGAGCTGACTTGGCTGATCGATGACGCCAAGCCTCTCACGCGTCCACTGACCGGTCTGGCCATCAGCCTGGAATGCACCGGAAGCGTATTCATCGGGGTCTGCGTTTACGAGGGCGACGAACTCAACATTTATCCACCGACCCAGCGCGACATCGATGTCAACGGCGGGTATCGCATCGGTGGCCGTGATCACCATATCGACACGATGGACGTCTACACATGACCGACCAAAACAGCCAGTTCTTCGCAATCCTCACCGCCATCGGCGAAGCCAAGCAGGCGAATGCCTCGGCTCTGGGAATACCGTGGACGTTCGCTCAGATGGGTGTAGGGGATGCCAATGGCACCGAACCCATTCCCAACCCTGCGCAAAGCAAGCTGATCAACGAGCGCCGCCGTGCCCCGCTCAACCAGGTGAAGATTGATCCGGCCAACGCCAATGTGATTATCGCCGAGCAGATCATCCCCGAGAACGTCGGCGGGTGGTGGGTGCGCGAGCTTGGGTTGTACGACACTGACGGCGACATGGTCGCGGTCGCCAACTGCGCGCCCACGTACAAGCCGCTGCTCACCCAGGGCTCCGGTCGGACGCAGGTGATTCGAATCAACCTCATTGTCAGCAGCACCGCCAATATCGAGTTGAAGATTGACCCCAGCGTCGTACTGGCGACCCGCGAGTACGTCGACACCGTGGTGGTCGCGGCGCTATCGAAATTGGACTACAAGCACTCAGTGGTAGCGGCCACCACCGCGAACATCGTGCTGAGTGGCACCCAGACGCTTGACGGGGAGTTATTGCCGCCCGGCGCCCGGGTGCTGGTGAAGGATCAGACCCAGGCCAAGGACAACGGCATTTACGTTATTTCCGCCAGCGGTGTGTGGAAGCGCGCCCAAGATGCGGACATCAGCGCAGAGGTCACCCCGGGGCTGTTCACCACCGTGGAAAAAGGCTTGGTCAATGGCGACAGTGTCTGGCAACTGACAACGGATGCACCGATCGCTGTAGGCAACACTGCACTCGTGTTTGAGAAGGTCGCAGGACGAACTGGGGTCGCCGCAGGGGCTTACACCAAGGTGACAGTCGATAGGGAGGGTCGTGTCATCGGCGGTACCACGCCCACCAGCCTGGCGGGCTATAGCATTGAAGCTGCCACCGAGGAAGACGCCCTAGCGCAGGCAGACCACGACAACACCAAGCCGATGACGGCACTTCGGGTCTGGCAAGCCATGTCAAAACGGATGGTGCAGGCGACTGAAGCCGCATTCGGCTGGGCGAAGGTCGCGACCCAAACCCAAATGAACAGCGGTGCCGACGATACCGTGTTCGTGACCCCGAAAAAAATGTGCTTTGGCTTTGCAGTGCTCTTCGCGATCAACGGATTTATCGCGTTTCCATTCTGGCTGGGTGGTTTTGTTTTCCAGTGGGGCCGTATCACGATCACTCAGCCTGACTTGAATACCACGACCGCCGGCAATTGGGTTTTCCCAATGCAATTTCCTGTCCGGTGCCTCAGTGCCTGGTCGCATCAACATGTGCTTGGCGGCCCAGGTAACTCAATTCTTGAACGCCTGAGTGGCAGCGGCGATCCAGCGCTCAACGGTGCGACCTTTGTCATCAGCGATTCCGATGGCCCCGGCGATTACATACTCCGAACATTCGCCATAGGACATTGAGAGGGTACGAAATGAAGATGTTTTACAGTCCTTCGAAGGCTGCCATGTACAACGATGCAGTCCATGGGAAGACGATTCCAGCAGACGCCGTGCAGGTTCCGCCAGAGCGCATCGATGAGATCCTGATAGGTTTGGGTCTGCAGAAGACATTGATCGTGAACGAAGCCCGAGAGTTGGTCCTGGTCGACCCAGTGCCGGTACAGTCTACGCCTGAACAGCTTGCGGATGCCGAACGCTGGTGGCGTGACGTGGAGCTGGCCAGCTTGATCGGGTTGCGCGACCGGCATCGTGACCAGTTGGAGATTGCGGTACCCACGACGCTCTCCACCGAGCAATTCACAGAGCTTCTGTTTCATATTCAGGCCCTGCGCGACTGGCCGCAATCGCCAAATTTCCCTCACCGTGAAGACCGGCCGCTAGCGCCTGAATGGGTCGGTGACCACGTCCAAAGGCAACCGAGGCGGAAGTTGTAAAGCAGCTTCATACACCCCCCGCTGCTCGCACACCTGCCGCACACGCGGCAGCCTATGCGCTGTCATTCCCTCACAGCGCAGGCATCCACCCATGGCAGGTTCAGACTATCTCCACGGCGTGCGGGTCGTCGAACTCAGCGACGGCACCCGCCCCATTCGTACCATTGCAACCGCTGTCATCGGCCTGGTTTGTACAGCTGAAGATGCAGACCCCTCAGCCTTCCCCCTGGATACTCCGGTCCTTCTGACCAACGTTCAAGCCGCCATTTCCAAAGCCGGCGTCAAGGGCACCCTGGCCAAGAGCTTGCAGGCCATTGCAGACCAGACCAAGCCCTACACGATCGTGGTCCGAGTCGAAGAAGGTGCAGACGAAGCCGCCACTACCAGCGCATTGATCGGCACGACTACCGCCGACGGCAAATACACCGGCATGAAAGCCCTGCTCGCCGCCAAGGCGCGACTGGGCATGACGCCGCGCATTCTCGGTGTGCCAGGCCTCGACAGTCAGCCGGTGGCCACCGCATTGGTATCGATCGCCAAAGACCTGCGCGCCTTCGCCTACGTCAGTGCGTGGGACTGCAAAACCAAGGAAGAGGTGGTCGGCTATCGCGAAAACTTCGGCGCCCGTGAAGTCATGGTGATCTGGCCGGATTTCCAGAACTGGGACACGGTCACCAACGCGACCGCCACCGCGTCGGCAGTAGCCCGTGCGCTGGGCCTGCGGGCGCTGATCGACAAAGACATCGGCTGGCACAAGACCCTCTCTAACGTCGCGGTCAACGGCGTGACGGGCATCAGCGCCGATGTGTTCTGGGACCTGCAAAACCCAGCCACTGACGCCAACTATCTCAACAGCAACGAGGTCACCACTCTGATCAATGAGGGTGGCTTCCGCTTCTGGGGCAGCCGTACGTGCAGCGACAATCCGCTGTTCGCGTTCGAAAACTACACCCGCACCGCGCAGATCATCGCCGACACCATGGCCGAGGCGCACATGTGGGCCATGGACAAGCCCCTGCACGCCTCCCTGGTCAAAGACATCATCAACGGGATCAACGCCAAGTTCCGCGAACTGGTCAACCAGGGCTACCTGATCGGCGGCAGCTGCTGGTACCCAGAAGACGTCAACGACAAGGACACCCTTAAGGCCGGGAAGCTGATCCTAGATTACGACTACACCCCCGTGCCGCCCCTGGAAGACCTCACCTTGCGTCAGCGCATCACCGACCGCTACCTGATGCAGTTCGCCGCCGCCGTCAACGCTTAAACCGGGCCTCCCCGCAAGGGGAGTTAACCCTGTGCCATAACCCCGGAGATTCCCGCAATGGCCATGCCTCACAAACTGAAAAACATGAACCTGTTCAACGACGGCGGCAGCTACCAAGGCAAGGTCAAAACCGTCACCCTGCCCTTTCTGGGCCGCAAGATGGAAGCTTGGCGCGCCGCGGGCATGAATGGCCCGGTCAAGGCTGACTTGGGCATGTCCGACGACGGTATCCAGCTGGAATGGAAGCTGGGTGGCCTGGATCTGATCGTGCTCAAGCAATTCGGCGCCGTCAACGCAGCGGGTGTTGCTCTGCGCTTCGCGGGTGCCTTCCAGCAGGACGACACCGGTGAAATCAGCGCCGTAGAGGTGACCGTTCGCGGCCGTCACGAAACCATTGAAATGGGTGACGCCACACCTGGTGAAGACA